ATATATGTATGCGAGGATATTTTAATGAGTTGGCAAATGGCAGCAGTTGGAGCAATAGGTGCAGTAACAGCTTCACAACAAAATGCTTATGGTAAATTTAATGAATCTGTTAAAAATCGTAATGCTATTCTTAAAGAACAAGAAGCTGAAATAATTGACAATAAACTAGCATTAGACTTATCTACTTTTAATAAAAAATTTGAAGAACTTGAGGGAAATGTAGTAGTTCAAACTGCTAAATCTGGTGTTACTCAAGGTGGAACAGCACAAAGAATAAAAATGGCTAATTTAAATAATGCTGAATTGGAAAAAGAAAAAATAAAATATGATGCAGAAATTGGTAAAGCAAGAGCATTTGAACAAGCAAACTTTGCTAGAATAGAAGGATCTATTGCAAGACAAGAATCTAGAATTGCAGCATTAAGAACATTAACAGGAACAGGTACATCGTTATTAACAATGATGGGATAATTTATGGCAAGAAACTACAAATCAGAATATGCAAATTACCATTCTAAACCAAAACAAAAAAAAAGAAGAGCTGGTAGAAATGGAGCAAGAGCAATAATGAAAAAAAAAATTGGGTATAGTTTATTAGGTAGAGACGTAGATCATAAAGATAGAAATCCTAATAACAACAGTATAAGTAATTTAAGAGTACAATCTAAATCAACAAACAGATCAAGAAATTCATAAGCTATGCCAAAGATACCTACTTTTACATCTACAAGAACTATAACTTCAGCAACACCAAGTGTTGAATCTAATATTCAATTAAATTTAAATAATACTCCAGCTAGTGCATTACAACCAGTAAGTAAATATTTGGAACAAAGTTATATTGAAGAAAAAACTATTGAAGCGAATAATAGATCTAACGAATTATTAAATAGTTTTTATGAAGATAAAAAGGATGATGCAGGTAATGTTATTCAAAAAGGTTGGCTAACAATATCTAGTGAAGCAAAACAAAAAGATTCTCCAACTGAAGCATCAGAATATTATGATTTAGAAGTTAATAAACTTTATAATTATAGTAAAGCAAACAATCTTAAAAAATTAAATAACTTTGAAAAAAAAGCTGTTGATAGAAAGTTTTATGCAACGTCTGGTTTGTTGAAAACAAAAGTTATTTCAGAATCAAGAATTAATTTAATTAACAGAAATAAAGAGATTGATGATGATGCTTGGACTAAAGATACTTTGCTTTTAAAAGAGCTTGGAACATCTTATATAGAGCAACACATGAAAAACAATGCTGATAGAATTAATAAAAATCCAGCATACGATGATGGTACAGCAAAACAACTAATTGAAGCATACAACGAAAAAGGAATAGAATTTTTAGCAACATCTATGGCTAGTAATTCGCCAATTCAATTTAAACAAGCATTGAATGAAGGAGCATTTGATCTTATTTCTGCTGAACAACAATTAAAATTAAGTGGGGTTGCAGATGGAGTTATTAAAGAACAAAAATTTTCAGCTTTACTTGCTCCTCTTGATATTCCTTTTGATGCTGATCCTAGAGATTTTGTTTTAGCTAATGAAGAGATTGCTAAAAAAACATTTGGTGGTAATGAAAACTTACAAGCTATATATCAAAGTTTAACTGTTTCTGAGAGATCTGAATTTGAAAAATCATATTTACAAAAAGCAAATCAAATTAAAGCTGATAGACAATTACAAATATTAACAGCTAATCAAATAGGAAAGTTTGAAGTAGCTCAAAAAACAAATGAAATTTTTAAAAATTTTGACAAAAGTCAAGGAACATACACGGAAAAATTACAAGAATTATTTCCGAATGATTCTGGAATAGTTGAACAGTTAGTTGGCTACAATACTAAAGTTGGTAATGGAACTGCAAACAACATATCTAAGTTTGATGCTAATGATGACATAATGAAATTAATTGTTAGTGATAAAATTAATACAGCTTATGATAAATTTATTTTACCTGGAGAAACTACACCTCTTTCTATATTTGAAAGAGTTGGAACACAACTAAATACTAATGATGTAAAATATTTAAACAATCTTCTTTCTATTTCTAACGAAGAAGGATTCAAAGAAAACCATACTAAATTTTTTGATTTTATGAACTTATTTTCTTTAGAAGTTGCAGGTAGTTCTGCATTAAAAGATTTAGATCCCAAGAGGGATGAAAGATTAAGTCAGTTTAAATATATTATGTATAGTAGATACGTTCAAGGATTAAGAGAAGGTAAGACTTCAGACGAACTATTAAAAGCTGTTAAAGGAAATAAAAGTTTTATTGCTTATGATCTTTACAGATTTATACCAAGTATGGATGACGTTTATAAAAATATAAGAGATAATTTAAAAGGTGGTGAAGATTTACCAGATATTCCAAATAAAAATAAAAAACCAACAAAAAAAGAATTAGAAGATCAACTTGGAAGAACTATTAGTATTTCAGAGTACGATGAATTAACAAAAGGAAACTAATGGCTACATTAGCAGATCAGATAAAATCTTATGAAGAAGCAGGTTTTAGCTCAGAAGAAATAACTCAATGGAAAAAAGATAAAGTTAAAAGTTTAAGCGAAGCAGGATTTACTACTCAAGAAATTGCAAAAGATTTAGGTCACAAAGAAATAAACCTAACACCCATTAGAAAGTTTTGGAGTAATATTATTAATCTTGGAAAAGAAGAAAATGAAAAAGCATACACAGAAATAGAGCAATTAAATGCTCAAAATGATGACACTCCTTTTATTCAAAAACAAAAAGAAAAATTAGTAGGAGACATATTTGAACCTGGTAAGTATTGGAAAAGAGGATGGGATGGTGGTATCTGGGATCTTCATCAATCTTATGTCAATGATGAGCCTATGCCAGAAATATATACAACTGATGCACCAGAAGATACAGGTTTTTTAGAAAGAAACATTATGAATGTTTCAAGATTAGCAAAAGACTTACCTATATATGCTGCTGCTGCAGTTCCATTTGGTCTAGCTACTAGAAATAAAGATGTTGCTTTAGCAGGTAGTGCTTTTGTTGCAGGATCTTTAAGAGAAACATATTTAGAAGCATTGCAAAATGATGAAGTAAATGGATTTAATGAGTTCTTTAAAGTCTGGACAGAAGAAGGTATTAAAGCGGGAGCAACCGAAGCTGCACAACTTTTGGTAGCAACTAAATTAGGTGGTCTTTATAACAATCCATTAAAAAAAACTATTGCTAATGTAGTAGGATTTGAAGGAACAGGAGCAATTATACACCAAGAAATGCCTAGCAAAGAACAATTACAAGATAGTGCTTTTTTATTTAGTTTATTTAATTTTGGTGGTTCTGCAATTAATAAATCAAAACGAGCAATTATTAAAAACGACAGAACTTTAACAGAACTTGCTGAAGATACTGTTATTAACAAAACAATGATGGAAGATCTTCCAAGTAAAACAAACACTAATCCTAGACATTATGGTAATGAAAAAATTATAGAATACAAACCAGAAAAATTTAAAGAAGGTTTAAAATTTGAAACTAAAGAAGAGCAAGTTATTTTTGATAAAACAAAATATTCTGAAAGAGTTCCAGAAAGAACTGTTGAAGGTTCAATAAATAAAGCAAAAGAAGTAAAAGATAAAAGTGTTACCAACCTCGTTGATAGACTTCATCCTATTAGAAAAATAGTAGAACAAGTTCAAAACATGAAAAATAATAAGGATGCTGTAAATGTTTATGAAACTTTTAGATTATTACTTGGAGTTGAGAATGTAGCAGGATCTTTTATAGAAAAAGGTACATTTAATGTTAAGTCAATAACAAATGGTAAATCTTTTAAATCTATTATAGAGCCTTTACTTAGTGATAAAATTGCAATACCTTTTCTTCCAGAAAAAGTTCCTTTTAGTTTAAAAGCTAGAGATCAAAAAAATAGACAAACTTATGCAGAGTTTAATAATTATGCTATTGCTAAAAGAGCTGTAGAAAAAGGTAAACAAAAAATAGAAACAGGAATACCTTTTGAGGTATCTCAAAAAGTTGCAAACAATCCTAAGTTAATTAAAAAATATGAAAAGACTAGATTAGAATTAATTGAATACAACAAAAGATTATTAGAATATGCAAGAGATAAAGGTTTATTAACAAAAGAAACATTTAATGCTATGCTTGAAGCTAATAAAGATTATATTGGTTTTGCTAGAGTAATGGAATCTACAGCTAAAGGTGAAGCAAAACAAAGTGTGTCTCCATTAAAAATGATGAAAGGATCTGAAAAAGATATAATAGATCCTATTGAAACAACTTATTCCAATACATTTGCTATTATAAAAAAAGCAGAAAGAAACGCTGCGATCTCAGAATTTGTTACATTAGTTGAATCTGGAAAAACAAAAGGTTTGTTTCCAGATATAAACAAAAAAACTACAACTAAATCAATAAAAATAAATGTAAAAGAATTAGAATCTATAGGAATTGATACTTCTAAATTATCTTCTAAAGTAAAAGAAAATCTTCAAGTATTTAGAAAAGAGTTTGATAAAATTGGAGATGATTCTGTTGGAGTTATTCGTAATGGAAAATTTGAAGTGTGGGAAGTTGGAAAGGATTTAGCTGATGCTTTAAAAGATTTTGATCCAAGATCAGCACAAAATTTACTTTCTTTTTATGCAAGACAACCTGCTTCATGGTTAAGAGCTGGTGCTACATTAGCTTTAGATTTTGTTGGTGCAAACTTTCTTAGAGATACAGTACAAGCATCTGTTTATAGTAAATATGGATTTTTTCCTGTTGTTAGTTCTATGAGAGGATTATTTGATATTATTGCTGGTAAAACTGGGTTAAGTAAAAAATCTCAAAAACTTTATGAAGATTGGATTAGATCTGGTGGTATGCAATCAACTATGATGTCAGTTGATAGAGCTATATTTGATAAACCTGCTTTTGATATTTTAAATAAAGGTCAAATAAGAAACAAAGCTGAAAATCCAATAGAAATATTAAGAGTTATTTCAGAAACATTTGAGAATGCTACAAGGATTTCAGAATATAGAAGAGCATATAATGCTTCTATTAAAAAAGGAATGACACATGAACAAGCTATTAAAAGAGGTGGATTTGAAAGTAGAGATATAACTTTAGATTTTGGTAAAATGGGTGCAAAAATTAAAACTTTAAATCAAATATCTGCATTTTATAACGCAAGAATACAAGGTTATGCAAAACTATATGAGGGATTTAAAGAAAGACCAGGAAGAGCTATTACAGCTATAGCTGGTGGTATAATGGTTCCTACTGCTATACTTTGGTATTTAAATAAAGATGATAAAGATATTCAAGCACAACCAGAATGGGTTAAAAGACACTATTGGTTAGTAGCTAGTGGTGAGGGTGAAGATAAAATAATTCATAAAATACCAAAACCTTTTGATGTTGGTGTAGTTTTTGCTTCTTTAGTAGAATCATTTTTAGATCACAATTACAGTTCAGATGAAACAACTAAAAAACAATTAGATGGTTGGTTTACAGATTATTTAATGCAAACAGGAAAAGGGTTTATACCTACACCTCAAGTTATATTGCCTATATATGAAGCCTGGACAAATGAAAGTTGGTTTAGAAACACACCTTTAGTTCCAGAATATATTGCTAAAACTTTACCAAATGAAATGCAGTACACTAATTATACATCTGAAAGTGCAAAATTAATTGCAACTACCATGTATAAAATTATTGGTACAGATAGTAAATTTACAAATCCTATTGCAATAGAAAATTTTATTAAAGCATGGTCTGGAACACTTGGTAGATATGCAATTCAATTATCAGATAAAGCTCTTATAGAAAGTGGTATGATTGAAGATCCTATAAGACCAGATCAACCATTGTCATCTATGCCAGTATTCAGAGCATTCCTTGCTAAAAATCCAGATCTAAGTTCACAATGGATTACTAAATTTTATGAAGAATATAATGTTGTTCAAAAAAAAATGAATAAAGCATCTGCTCTTGAAAAAGAAGGTAAAGCATTGGAATCTAAAAAAATTATGGATTCTTTAACTGGTCAACAACTTCAATTAAATATTTACGCAGATTCTATAAAAGAATATGGTGCTATGATAAGAAATATATATAATAATAAAAAATACACTTCTGCAGAAAAAAGAGAATTAATAGATTTATTTGCAGAACAAATGATATTAACTGCTAAAAAGTCTTTGGATTTAATGAATATAAAGGTTGATAATAAGGAACAATAATAATATAGAGATAACAATATGACAATATCTAGCACTACAGTAAAAAATTCCTACTCTGGTAATGGTACACTAGATACTTTCAATTATACTTTTAAAATATTTGCAGACGCAGATATTCAAGTAATTATTAGAGATGC